GAAAAAAAAACAAAAGGTTACGCCATGGGCGGCATGGCAAAAAAAACTAAGGGCTATGCTAAAGGCGGTATGTCAAAAAAAACCAAAGGCTACGCTAAAGGTGGCATGGCTAAAGGTACTAAAGGTTATGCCAAGGGTGGTATGGCTAAAAAAACTAAAGGGTACGCCAAAGGTGGTATGACTAAAGCAGACCTAAAACCAAAAGCAAGAAAAAAAAATCCAAATAAAAAAGCATTACTTAAACCAGGCGGAATAGATGTTTTTACAGCGGGCAATCCACCAAAAATGGTTTATGATGCTAGTGAGGCATATAGAAAACAACAAAAAAGAATAAGTGATTCAAAAAGAAAAAAACAGAGAACAGGAAAAAAATAAAAAATAATTAGTGTCAAACTTAATTAGTAACGTCCCATATTTTAGGTGTTGGGTAAGGAGAGAGTTCACATGTAATCATACGGATTATCATGGCGAATTTATTCATGCTTATGCAATTGCTGTTAATACCATTCCAGATCGATCTTTGTCTTTTCAAGTAGTATTTACTGGTTGCGAAATCGATGATGAAGATTGGCAAGAGGGTAACATCCATGGTGGTGCTATGTGGGCTAGAATGCCTATTCAAGCATTGGTTGCTGATATCCCAGTAGAACAATGGCCAGAGCCAATGGAAGATCACATTGCTCAACCTTGGGATTGTGAATCAAGAGATCACTCAGTAATTATTATGGATCGAGTCAGCTCTAGTCCTTGGATCTGTAAAATAGATGGCGAGTTCTATACGGGTAAATATTTATTTACAGTTGATTACACAAACAACGAAATAGCTGATGATCCTGCTCAACATAAACAATCACATGTGTTATATTTAACTGACGCTGGCAAGTGGACAGGCAACTTTGTTGCTTTACCTAACAATAGAGTTAGAGCAACAAGCCCAGCCTTATGGCGAACTGGAGAAGGTGCTCCAGATTTTATGCCATCACAATGGGTTCACTCAGCTGAAGGACACGAAAGTTATTTAGATCCAAAGATAACTTTCAATAATTTATATGACGAGGATGATTAAATGGCAACTTCAGGTAGTACTAATTTTGAACCAAACGTTACCGAGTTTATTGAAGAAGCGTTTGAACGTTGTGGCGTAGAATTAAGAACAGGTTACGACTTAAAAACAGCTAGAAGATCTATCAATTTAATGTTGGCTGAATGGGCCAACCGTGGCTTAAATCAATGGACCATAGAACAAGCAACACAAACTGTTACTGAGGGCACAACTGATTACACTTTAAATGCCAATATTATCGATATTCTTGATGTAGTGGTTAGAAGAACAACCAATCAAGTACAAACTGATATCAGCATGGATAGAGTTAGTCGCAGTGAATACATCAACATTCCAAACAAAACTACTAAAGCTAGACCAACACAATTCTTTTTAGATAAGTTAAATACGCCAGTTTTAAAAATATGGCCAGCACCAGAGAACTCTACGGATGTATTGGTGTTTAATAAAATAGTTAGAATGGACGATGCTGATTCAGCTATCGACACCATGGATATGCCTTTTCGTTTTTATCCTTGCTTTGTTGCAGGTTTAGCTTACTACTTATCAATGAAACGAGCTCCAGAAAGAACTCTACCATTGAAAGAAATATACGAAGAAGAATTTAGAAGAGCAGCCGATCAAGACGAAGATCGAGCCTCATTAAGAATAGTACCTTATACCCAGGGCTACTAATGGCTAAGACATCAGGTAAATACGCTTATGGAATATGTGACATAAGTGGTTTTCGTTACAAATTAAAAGATATGAAAAAAACTTGGGATGGTTTATTAGTTGGACCAGATCAATGGAGTCCTAAACATCCACAGTTAGATCCACAAAGACATGTTGCTGATGCTGAGGCTTTATTAGATCCCAGACCAAATACTGACTTTGAGGTAAATGAGGGTAAAGTAACAACAACTGAGGACCCTATAGGATCTGAAATCAAGGGAAATAAATTAACAGCCTCTATTGGGGATGTTACAATTACGACATGACTTACGCAGAACTAACGACATTAATTCAAAATTTTTGTGAAAGCACTGAAACAACTTTTACCAATACCATTCCTGACTTTGTAAAAAACGCTGAAGATAGGATATTTGAATTAGTACAATCGGATTATTTTAGAAAAAATGTGCAAGGTAATTTAGCAACTGGTAATAGATTTTTAACTTGCCCGACTGATTTTATTAGTAGTTTTTCTTTAGCAGTTATTGATGGTAATAATGATTACGAATTTTTATTAAAAAAACATCCAAGCTTTATGCAAGAATATAGTGTTGATGTTTCTGATACTAGCTTGAGATCCAAACCTTTATACTACGCAGACTTTGATAAAGAATTATCTTCAGGATCTAATAGTGGTTCAACTATTATTGTTGCTCCAGTACCAGATACAAACTACAGTGTCGAGTTACACTATTTATACAGACCAACTAGTTTAGTTACTGATACCACTGGCACTTGGTTATCAACCAACGCTAGAAACACTTTATTGTATGGGGCCCTAGTAGAAGCTTATACTTTCTTAAAAGGCGAACCAGATTTAATAACTTTGTATGAAAACAGATTTCAACAAGAAATCTCTAGATTAAAAAACAGAGCAGAAGCAAGAGGTAGGAGAGACGAATATCGTTACGATTCGTTAAGATCACAAGTAACTTAATGGAAAAAATAAAAGATTTAGAGGGCAAGAAAATTGCCATCGTAGGCTTAGGCAAAAGTTGGTTTGAGTTTGCTTTAGCCAGAACCAATGGTACTAAGTTTGATGAAGTCTGGGCAATCAATACTGTTGGTAACGTTATTTATCATAATCGTGTTTTTATGATGGATCCAGCTTCTAGGTTTTTTGACAGTGACGATGCTGGATTTCAAACTAACGGCGCGCAAGAAATGTTAAAAAAACATCAAGGCCCTATCTATACCTGTGAATTAGATGAAAGATGTCCAGGCTTGGTTGAATATCCAATCAAAGAAATACTCGAAGAAACCAATTGTCATTATCTAAACAACACCGTGGCTTATGCCATTGCTTTTGCTTTTTGGCATAAAGTTGGTGCTATACATTTATTTGGCATAGACTTTGGCTACAAAGGCAATTTGTATTTTGCTGAAGCTGGTAGAGCTTGTTGTGAGTACTGGTTAGCACTTTGTATGAAAGAAGGCATTGAAGTTGGCGTAGCTGCAACTTCTTATCTATTAGATACAGCCGTACCAGATGATGAAAAACTCTATGGCTATCATCGTTTAGCAGATCCTTTAATACCAGTTTATGATGAACAACAACAAAAACTTTCAATTAAAAAAAGAAGTGACTTTGAAAACAAAAGTTATATACCAGAACCCACTTTAGTTGGTAGAAACGAAGACGAAAAAATAAATATGAACGACTTAATAAACGATAAAAAAAACGAACCTAAAAAATGGTAATAAAAATAACTCCAGATGGAATGCCAGCACTAGGAGTTGTTGAAGTAGCGACCACAAACTTTGGTGGGCATCCTCCAGATTATTGGGCAGATCGGTTAACTGAAAAAATAGTGGGTTACTCGGAAACCAAAGAGCCACATATTAATGAACAAGCAAAAGCCTATCGAGACGCTATTAGAGAAGTTTGTTTGATTTACATTAAAAATGCTATAAAATCTTACAAAGCTAGTTTGATTCAAGAGCTGATTGAAGCTGGCGATGAAGACTTAGCAAAAATTATAAAAAGGATATAACATGGCAATTACATCTACATTAACTACTAGTTTCAAGCAAGAGTTACTTGAAGCAGTACACAACTTTAAAAACTCAGGCGGCGATACTTTTAAGTTAGCTTTATATACTAGTTCTGCAACACTTGGTGCAACCACAACTGCTTTTGTTACTACTGGTCAAGCTTCAGGTACCAACTATACTTCGGGAGGTGCAAACCTAACTAGAGTAGATCCAACTACTGGCGGAACTACAGGCTTTACTGATTTTGCAGATTTAACTTTTGGTACGGCTACTATTACAGCTAGAGGTTGCATGATTTACAACTCATCTGATAGTAATAAATCAGTAGCTACCATTGATTTTGGTGGAGACAAAACTTCAACCGCTGGTGACTTTACAATAGTTTTTCT